TTTCTAGTGATATTGATTACTGGTTTGAACCATGGGAAGTAGAAGCGAGAGGTTTAGAATCAGCATTATTCACTAAGTTTGCTATTGAGGAGAAGCTTTGGAATGTGTTTAAAGATGTAAATAACCTTGATGAACCAATTGAGATAGAACCTTTAGGATGGAGAGAATATAGTTAAATAATGTTACTTGTATTTGGAGATTCACACTCTATTATTTGGGAAGGCAACAACGTATCTGGCCGGCCAAACCAATCCAAATTCCCAAATGTTAAAGTGTTTCATTTAGGTCCTGCATTAGCATTCAATTTAACTAACCATACTAACGGATTGGGTAAGTGGGGTGAACAAATATTTTCTTTTATGGACACAACAGAATCTCCCAATGCAACTGCAATAATGCTTTGTTTTGGAGAAATTGATATTCGTACACAAGTTGTAAAAAGAACATTAGATTCCCAATTAACTACTCAGGATGTTGTTACAAATATTGTTAAACACCTTAATAGTTTTGCTGAAAAATTATTTAATCTCACTAAAGTTCCTATATTGTTATGGGAACCTGTATCAACATCCAAAGAAATTTCTTTAGATTCTGATTTTCCCACGATTGGTGGTGAGATTGAAAGAAATATTGCTACAATTATGTTCTCGGATATTTCCCGAGAATTTTGTGAAAGAAGTAGAACAAATGGAATGCAAATTTACAGTTTTGGTATTGCTAATCAACTTATGAATTCATATGAAACCAAACCAGAGTTTTTTGAAGATGGATGTCATTTGAATAATAACGGACTCAATCTTGGAATTGAAAGTCTAAAAGACCTTTGTATTAATAATAATCTTCCTTCATTACACACATTATTTGAAAATTTCAATGGTATGGAATAACTACAATTTGATATAAATTAAACCCTAGTCTAAAACACTAGGGTTTTTTAGTCTCCAGAGCCTTATTCCACAACGTTGTTTTTTTACAACACCATGAAAATAGTGCTTGACTTATTCCTTGGTTAGTGTATAATGGTTATATTAATTGAGAGGAAACTAAATGAAAACAGAAATGTTAAGTAACCAAGCTTGTGTTAATTATATCAATGGTCGTTTACATTTGATAAAAGAATTAATTGCTGATGAAGCTAAGTTTGATAGCATTACTAAGGAAACAGTTGATAAACAATTTGAAAAGATTAAAGAATATTTGAGTGTTGTATACACTAGAAAATAAAAGTTTTACTCGGTTCGTCTATCGGTTAGGACATTGCCCTTTCACGGCAGTAAGAGCAGTTCGATTCTGCTACCGAGTACCAAGTTTAGCAGATGCTGTTTACAGCGACCGTGTTACAAGTTTAGGGTTGAGGCTCTAATATCGCAAGATAGTTAGTTTACTAACACCGTGTTACAAGTGAAGGGTTGAGGCTCTTCTTTGCTAATTAGTTGTCAAAAGTTGCCGAGCTTCGAATCGGGGGTATCTTGCTCGTCCTTACGCAAGAGGTGTTATTACAGCATTCTGACAATGTAATGACTGTGGTTACTACAGGATGAAAAAATGTAACTAACGATGAATTCCAATCGAGGGCTTGAGACAACAAGTAGCTCGTCCCTATTTTATGCACCGATGGCAGAGTGGTTTAATGCAACGGATTGCAAATCCGTAAAATCGTAGGTTCGAATCCTACTCGGTGTTCCAAAGTATACCACAAAGTCTATTGACAATGTGTATATATAATGATATACTAGTATCTACTGTTGAGAAACAGCAAAACTTCCGTCTCTCTTGGAGACCCTGTAACCGGTAAGCAGGATTTTTAATTTAGTGTTATCAGGGTATCGTTAATAGACGTATTAACTATGCGGGCCTAACTGGCGAGGGACAGGTCCTGATATAACTGCTTAGTCGCTATGGGATGGAAGCACCAGACCCCTAAATTGAGCAGATAACACTAAATTAAGAATATGCGGTGGGTTGGAGAACAGATTAAGCTTCCCGTTTAATCACCTTTGTGCAACTCAAAGACACCGCTCCAGATTTGCGGGATTAGTTTAGTGGTAAAACGAAACCTTGCCAAGGTTTAGTTGTCAGTTCGATTCTGTCATTCCGCTCCAATATATGAATAAAAAAGAAGAAGAAATTAAAACTGAGTCCAAAGTACCTGAGGTTAAATGGGGTAAGTATTTGACACCAGAAAAATTAACTGAGTTATTAGATAAAGTGTATTCGCAAGTAAACAAAGAAAAGAAGTAACTTCCGCGGAGTAGCTCAGGGGTAGAGCATTGGACTCATAATCCAGAGGTCGTAGGTTCGATTCCTTCCTCCGCAACCAACTGGAGATTATAATGACCTGGAATAAAATTTATAAAGATTTTCAAGAAGGCGAATCATTGGAGGATATTGATCCTGTCAAACAACAGGACGATAAGCATGAAGATGAGGAGTGGGATTATCTAGCTAGAGAAATCGAGCGAAGGAAAAAAGAGAATGAACAAATAGGTAGAGGTATTGATCCAGGTTATTAATAGAACCGGTTTATGTGAGGTCCAGTTATAAAACCATTCATCATAATTCCTGGATAATAATGTTTTACCATATACATCACATACCAAGCTTGATAGTCTTTGTATAGTTCTGTATAAAAATTATTTAGTGTTATCATTCTTGGTTTTTTCATCCTTAATTTCACGCATCATTAACACAATATTAATTTTTTGGTTTAGCCTAATCAAATCATTATCCAACATTCGTATTCGGTCTATCAGTCCAATTAAAACTGCACTAGCTTCACCTAAAACTGGTTTAACTTCTTGTGTAGCCCATTTCCAAACATAAAATATAAGATAACCCATACCACCAGCGGCAATAATTGGAAATCCATATTTGTTAATTAATTCTGCTATATCGGACATTAATCTTTCCTTGCATCTGTTTTACCATCGGCTCGTGCAATTCGGTCAACATCAGGTTTTACACCCATAGCGCTTGACATTAGGGTATCAATTCTGATAACATCATGGTTCATTGTTTTAACACGATTATCAAGTCCGGTAATAATACCACTTAATGACTTGATAGAGGAGGTAACTCCAGCTAAAATGAATTTTACTGTTAGGAATACAAAGTAACCAGCAGATATTGCTGCGGCAATTGGGAATCCAAGCTCAGCAACTAATTTGAAAAAATCCATATTTTTATATTGACATTTATTGGTTATTCTGATATAATCAATGAACATCGATATAAGTATTCAATACATGGTTATTTATAACGATTATTTTTAAAAAGGAAAACATATGGAAATCAAGATATTAAAGCTTATTACAGGCGAAGAGGTACTAGGAGAAGTTGAAATTGAATCGGATACAGAGGTGGTATTGGTAAACCCTGTGGGGGTGGCCATAGTTCGTGGTAAAGATGGTCAACCTAGTGTTGGTTTTGCACCATTCCCAATGCATGCCGAACAAAAAACAGGAACAACCATTGCCTTTGCTAAGAAAAATGTGTTATACTCCTATGTTCCAGCACAAGATTTTATTAATAACTATAGTCAAATCTTTGGTTCTGGTATCGTACTTCCCAACAAACAACTAATTGTAGGTTAAATTTGAATTTTTATACAAGCGTTCAAAGTTTTAGTAATTACATCCTCTATCGAGGCGTTAAGAATGGTAAGAGAGTGAAAGAAAGAATCGAGTATTCTCCTTCACTTTTTATGCCATCCAAACGTATAACTAACTTTACAAATCTACAAGGTGAGTATCTTGACCAAAAGATATTTCCTGATATTCGTGCGGCCAGAGAATACATCAAACAATTTGATGGAGTATCCAATGCACATATGATTTATGGTCAAACTAGGTATGAGTATGCCTTTATTGCCGATGAACATAAAGGTATGGTTGACTATGACTTTGATAAGATATTAGTTGCCGTAGTTGATATTGAGGTTGGTTCTGAGAATGGGTTTCCTGATCCATATGAAGCCAACGAACCAATCACAGCCATTACTATGAGTTATCTAAATGGTGAGACATTTGTGTTTGGTTGTGGAATCTATGAAGTTCAAGGTAAAGAAATCTATGTGAAGTGTAAGGATGAACATACCTTATGTAAGAAGTTCTTGGAACTATGGGTTAAGAAGTGTCCAGATATTATTACAGGCTGGAACTCCAAGTTCTTTGATATACCATACATCATCAATCGTTTTCGTAAGATACTTGGTGAGCCTGAAACGAAGAAGTTATCACCATGGAATTTTATTGGTGAGCGCAAGACAGTCGTCAATGGTCGCCAACAGATTGCATATGAAATGCTAGGTGTTGCCGCTCTTGACTATATAGAATTATACAAATGGTATGCTCCTGGCGGTAAGTCACAAGAGTCATATCGTCTAGATGCAATATCACAGGTTGAGTTGGGTGAAGGCAAGATATCTTATGATGAGTATGATAACCTACACACATTGTATCGGTTGAATTACCAAAAGTTTATTGAGTATAACATTCGTGACGTTGAACTTATCCTAAGATTTGAAGATAAGTTAAAACTACTCGAACTGGCAGTAACTTTGGCATACGACACCAAATCAAATTTTGAAGATGTTTTTGCACAGACCCGTATGTGGGATGCGATGACTTATTCCTATCTCTTAGAGAAGAATATCATTGTACCACCTAGAGTTATCAAAGAAAAAGATTCAGCCTTTGAAGGTGCCTATGTTAAAGAGGTACAAGTTGGATTACATGATTGGGTTGCTTCATTTGACCTGAACAGTTTGTATCCACACTTGATGATGCAGTACAATATTTCTCCTGAGACATTGATTGAACCTCAGGACTATACAGAAGAAATGCGTGAGATACTTTCACAAGGCGTTTCTGTGGATACTTTATTGAATAAATCAGTTGATACTTCTGGTTTGGTGAACGCAACATTAACACCAAACGGACAATTCTTTCGAACAGATATTCAAGGCTTCTTGCCAAGAATGATGGAAGAAATGTATACAGACAGAAGCAAATTTAAGAAATTAATGTTGCAAGCTAAGCAAGAATATGAGAATGAAAAAGATGACTCTAAGAAGTATGAGATTGAGAAACGAATTGCCAAGTTTAACAACATCCAACTAGCAAAGAAAGTTTCACTAAACTCCGCTTACGGTGCTTTAGGTTCTCAATACTTTAGATTCTATGATTTAAGAATGGCTCTTGCTGTCACCTTAGCCGGTCAATATTCGATTCGTTGGATTGAAGCCAAATTAAATCAATACATGAATAAGTTATTGGAAACTAAAGATGTTGATTACGTTATTGCGAGTGATACTGATTCGATTTATCTACGCCTTGGAGGACTTGTTACTAAAGTTTACGACAATCGAGTGGATGATATCAACGCTATTATCCGATTCATGGACAAGGTCTGTGATGACAAGCTTCAGCCGTATATTGATAGGTGTTATCAGGAGATTGCTGATTATACTAAAGCTTATGCGCAGAAGATGCAGATGAAACGTGAAGGCCTGTCCAACAAAGGTATCTGGACTGCCAAGAAACGATACATCCTAAATGTGTATAACAATGAGGGTGTACAATATAACGAACCAGACATGAAGGTCATGGGTCTGGAGATGGTCAAATCATCTACTCCACAGGTTATCCGTGAGAAGATGAAGCAGGCTATCAAGCTGATGATACAAGGAACGGAACAGGACATACATAAATTCATCGCTGATTTCAAAGAAGAATTTAAGAATCTACCTCCAGAAGATATCTCCTCACCACGTGGATGTAACGGATTGGCTAAATACTATGATGCAGCATCCTTTTACAAGTTGGGAACACCAATCCATGTTAAAGGTGCCATTTTATACAACTATTATCTTAAAGAAAAAGACCTTACTAAAAAATATCCTTTGATACAAGAAGGTGAAAAGTTAAAGTATA